ACCGTTGTATGTCTTATTGGTTAATGATTCATTACCAGCTAAAGAAGCTAAAGTCGCGTTTGATCCTGGTAGAGTGTAGAATATGGTACTTCCTGAACCGCCGTTCTGTAATGTAATATTATCAGCACATTGAAATGTTTTACTGCTACTATTACCGCCACTGACAGATATACCGGTTGAAATAGTTGCTAGCGTAACACCGTTAACTGTTTTGCTCGTCAACGTTGTAGGGATGTCTCCATCAACTAAGGTGTCCCACGCCGGAACGGCGCCGTTAGTACCGCTACCAGTTTGTCTAAGAAACTTTCTAGTTGTAGTTGTATTTGGAGCAAGCAGCGTAGTGGTGTCTGTACCTGATTGATATGGAATAGAACCAAGTAAAGTTGTACCGTTACCGCCAACGATATTTGTAGCTTTTGAAGCTGTTCCAGACAATGAAGCTGTAATTGTGCCTGCTGAAAAGTTACCAGAAGAGCGGCTAACAACTGTGTTGCCTGTAGTGTCTGTTGAACTTGTATTTAAACCATCAAGAAAGTCTGCGTCTAATCCAGAACCAGTTCCATCTACTGTAATCAATGCAGATAATATATTAGCTGCGGAAGTACTTGTAGATATAGCTGTGTCTAAGTTCTTAAAATTAGTATCGATCTCAAGGTTAGTTAATGGACTATTCTTTGTAGTCGATGGAGAAGTTACTCCAGACGTTAGCGTTCTATAGATTATTGTTGCCATTTGTCATCCGTTCGATTAATGATTCTAATTTATTTATTCTATCAACTAGGTTGTCGATAACTTTTTCTTTATCAGCCTTCTCAGCAATTGCTGCCTGCATAGCCCTATGTTTATGAAGCTTCTCTAAGTCTGTCTCCAATATAGCGTTTGAGGTTGTGTCCCTAACTAAAGATTTATCGTTGATAACTTTAATATGCATACTATGAATCCAAAGCGTGTACGCGTAAGTTTCTAAGTCTTGGACACAACGTCTTGTCTGTAGAAGTCATGATAATCTTAACTTGGAACGCGTTGAATCTTGGTTGTAGTGGAGCAGCGACAGCAACACCTAAACTTGTAAACGATCCTGTTGGATACCAATTATATTCTTGGAAGTCGTATATCGTTGATGATGGTGGAATAGTTTTAGCTATACCATTTACCAACGGAGTCATTTGTACCCATGGTTGTTGATTGATAGGGGTTGTTGCTTCTGTTGGTAGAACCCTATAGTATACATACACGTTTGTAGCAGCTGGTCTATTAACATCTAAAGTAACAGCTAGGTTGGTTGAGTCAAAGCCGTCAGCTAAGTTAACAACTTTAGATACATATCTTGCTAGTGAACCGCCACCAGATTGACCGTATGAAGTAAACGTTAAAGCGGCGCTTGACACAGCTCCAGTCGTAGCTGCGCTTAGTACCCATGAAGTACCTGAACCAGAAGCAATCGTTGTACCAACTGGAATATTAGCTGAACCGCTAACCACCATACCAACGGCAATAGTTCCTGTAACTCCAGACACAGTCAACGCTGTTGCTCCGATTGATACAGAACCAGTAGCAGTCGCAGTTGATAACGTTGCTGTTTCATTTTGTGTCAATGTTAATGAAATATTACTGTTTGTTGAAGTGGCGTTTGCAGACATTGTAATTGTTTGTGCGTATGAGTCAAACGCTACCACGTATGTTGATGATGGTATACCAGTGCCAGAGATATATGCTCCTAAACCAATGTTATAGAATATATCTTTAGGAACGTTCTCAATTAAGTTTGATCCAGGTGATCCACCAGTTACGTTTGCTACAGAAGTAGCTGAAGTGTAGCCAGTGTATAGGTCGTTAATTGTATTTTGAGCACCAACTATAGATAAAGCGTTTAGGTCGATAGACGGAGAAACTTGCTTGTCTGTAGTTGTTAAAGTTGCTTGAAGTTGTAAGCTATGGAAAGCAACAGTACCTGTAGTTGTATTTTGTGAAGTTACACCGTTATAAGTGAAAGTTAATCCAACTGTATTTGATGCGGCTCCAATCTTAGTAAAGTCTGTTGTACCAATAGTTAAGATTACGTATGAGTTACCTGATATTAAGCTTGAAAGAGAAACTATAGTTGTTCCTTCATTCGTACCAGCTAGTCTCTTCAACGCAGTGAAAGATGTATCTTTCTTAACGTTTACTGGGGTCCATGACGTATCAACAACTCCTGAGCCAGAAGCGCTATAGCTATATGTCTTAACAGCCCAATTAATTGAAGTTGAACTACCAGCTAATACCGGCGTAATGGTGCTAGCATTAAGATTTAACAGATGATAGTTGATTGCTGTTAGTGGATCTTTAATGTTAAACACTGCTGTACCTGAAGATGGGAAAATAGCTTGCTTAATTGAGAACATTAAGTCTGTATTTTGATCTGCAGTCCATGTTGAAGCGTTTTGTGATTCAAAGAATGAACCTGCGTATGGCTGTTTAGTGATACGTGCTGTGCCATTAATAACTGGACTTCCAACCTGTGATACGTATAAGTTATAGTTTCCGCTGTTTGTAATAATGACTAAAGCGTACTCTCCAGGAATCAAGTGTAATGGAGTTTTATATGTAAACGTTGTAGCTGCAGAAGCTGCACCGCCAACGGAAGTTGATATTGACGTTTTAATTTGTGAAGGATATAAAGTAACTTCATTGAATGGAATGTCACTCACTGATGATGGATAACCATTCTTTGTGCGTCTAATTTGTAGTGTTACAGGCAACGTTGAGTCTTTAGTAGCAAAATACAAGTCAACTGAACTTACATATATTCCATTAGGACTTGCAGTTGCGTCAACCAAGAATGTTTCAGCGATTGGATCATAGTACTGTCTATTAATAACTGGAGTAATTTGACTTTGTTTAATACGAGTTGTAAGAAGAGTGTCTTGTTTAGTTACAGATAAACCAGTAGCTGTATACTTAACTTCACCCATTGAATCCTGTAACGCTGTATTATTGTTTATGTCGTCAATTAAACGAATAGTTCTTTGACCAGTAGCAAAAGTATTTGCTGGCATTTGGAATTCAAAAGCGATGTTACCAAATTCGTCTGGAACTAATGCTGTGTTTAGGTTTGCGTAAGACATTCTGCCGCCGTTTATTGTTCCACCGGAAGCCGAGTATCCTGAAGGCCATGAAGAAGCTAGTTTAGCATATCCACCATTCTTAGCTCCAACGATGTATATATCTGTTGTATCTGGATTTGGATCAACGATCGGATTTGTTCTTGTAGTAATTGAAGCTGAACCAGTTCCAGCTGTACCAGGAACATATTTAGACCAAAGTTTAGTAGATGTTGTCGGTAGTGTGCCGGTATAACTGGTAGTATCTATTACATAAACTCCAGCGCCACCAGTAGTACCACTTGTTTGTGATTTAATCTTACCATAGTAATTTACACCAGCTGAGTCTAAGTATACGCTTTGTCCAACGTGAATAACACCACCAGTTCTAAATATATCAATTAAGTGATTGTTTATAGCCGTCACTGTTAAAGTAGCTGTTGTTCCGCTTCCTGTAATATAGCCTGTGAAAGCTGCAGCAGACCATTGAATAATGTCTCCTTGCGCGAAAGACTTAACAGTTCTTGAAGTTAAAGTTCCAACATTTGAGCTGATTCTATATATACCAGCACCACCAGCGCCAGTTGCTAAAGCTGTAATTACTGTTCCAAGTGGAACACCAGTTGCGTGAATGCTTTGGCCTATTGCTAAAATTGGAGTTGGGGAATAAAGTGGATTAGTGCCATTTATAGCTGACACTGTCATTATGTTACCAGAGAATGAAGCTGTATAGTTTAATCTCTCAACAAAGTTTGTTAAGCTTGATTGACCACCGGCTGCAAGATCTCCATAGTTTGGACCATACTTAGTCCAGTCGGTAGTACCTAAAGTATTGATGATGTAAGTTAGGTTAGGAGTAAATCTTCCTTCTTTCTCTAAGCTGTCATTGTCATTATCAAAAACAGGTCCTGTAGTTTTAGGTGAAACTGATGGTGAAGGCACCGGTGTAGGTACTCCAACAACTTCTTCTTTAAATACATTTAAGATTCGTTTATTATTATCGGCTGAAGTTGGATCTGAGTATAATCCAGTTCTAGCTTTTTTAAATATTATGCCAATTGGTTTACCATTAGCGTCGAAGCTTGTTGGATATACATAATTAACAAGTTCATTAACTCCATATGAGTCGTCAAACAATGTACCAACATGGTTTTGCACCAATAACTGCGTCATTGGACGACAGTATGCTGATATGCTTGTTCCTTCAATAAATGGCCATAATTGAGCTTTAGGTTTAAATCCTTTACCAAATCCATAAATCGTACTTGAATGAATATATGGAATAGCTTGAACGTCAACAACGTTTGTGCCAAGGTCGACAGTTGGACTTACAGTTGTAACAGTGTTAACTTGTGTGCCGCCTGTTGTATCGTGATATAAGTTTGAACCATGATAACCTGGAGCATATGAAACGTTTATCTTAGGAGTTGTAGATGTTGAGTCTGGTAACTGTGTTGTGATAATCTTATTAACAGCCGGCAACGTTAAAGTGTCTACCCAGTTGTCAATAGGAGGCTCTAAAAATATTGATCCTAAAAATCTAACAACGTTGAACGGATTAACATTCATAGTTGTGCTTGCTAATAATTGGCTGATAACTGTAGACTCAGTGTAGTCCAATGCTACTAAGTTACCATACAATGAAGTGTTGTCGGCTCCTTTTAAGTCGTCTGAGTAGTTAAATTTACTTTGAGTGACTGTAAACGCTGCTCTTAACTCTTGATTTACTGGATCAATAGCTGCGTTAAAGTCTGGATTTGTTGGGTCTCCAAGTGCGCTGTCTGAATAGTTTTGAGCAGCGTTTGACCATGACGTTGATCCATTAAACCAAACGTTCCACCAACCCCAACGTCTTTGTGTCCATGTTGAGTCGCCACCAGTAAAGATGTCGTGGCTTGTAAATGGATCTACAGCAAAACCATTCTTAAATTTCTGTGTATTGTTTGCGTCTGTAAATGATGTTGAGTTGGCTTGTTGTTCCAATAAAGACAATTGGGTATAGTATTCAAGATTTGACACGCGTGTATCAAGTTTACCAATGTCGCGCATTGTATAGCGTTTGTTTGGAATAACTTGAATTTGAATGTCTGAAACGTTTGATGTGTATGGTGGAATAGCTAATATGTATAGAGTCATTCCGTTTGAAACGTCTTGTGGAACCCCAGGAGAAACGTCAGGTATACCTTGAACGTCAATAAAGCTTTGTGTTGACGTTGCGATGATCTTATCGAATCTACCTAAGTAGTGTTGGTAAGATGTAGCAAATGATTCCGTTGGCGTTGGAACTAAACCATTATTTAAGGTTGTACTTACACCGTCTGCTCGTCTTGGTCTAAAGTCGATAGAGTCTCTTAACTGATAAGTTAATTGATTTGATGGGCTAGTAAACGTTGGAATATTTGCGTATGGTACTGTATTTGGATAAGACTCAACAGTTAAGTATCCATTACCAGTGTGTGTAAAGTTTCTAAATACAACAACTAAATAGTCTGTTGAGTTTGGAGCAGCTCCAGTTAATTGAATAGCTCCATGATCGTAGATCTCATCTCTTTGACCGTTATCTATAGCGTAGTTTGAAGTTACAGTTTTATAACCAACAGATCCCCATGTAACTACACCAGTTGTAGTGTTAACACTGATTGAAGATGGATTTGTTGATCCTGTATTATAGATCGCTTGCACGTCGTAGATGTCTGAGGCAACCAAATCGTCTTTACCACCAAGAATTGTGTTTGGTGAAGAGATAATTTTGTATTGATAAGCGCTAAGTGTTTTAGTTTTAAGAGTTGAACTGCCAGTGTCTTGCTCATAAGTTCTAACGATAACTGTGTATGAGCCATTTGTTAAACCAGTAAACGTTGCTGTTTGTGCAGTTCCTAAAGAAGGAGTTGTTAAAGCAACTGTTACACTTGATAAGTCTTGAACAGCTCCGCTTGAGTTAACCACGTGCCAGTAATTTAATTTATCTGAAGCTGAAACGGTACTAGATCCATAGAATCTTTCGTATGAACCAGAAGTAATTGTTCCAGTGGTTGAAACTGTCATTGAGAAAGCTTTTTGGGAATAGAATAAAGCGTCCCTTACGTTTGAAGCGTTTTGTAGATTCTTAATAAATTGATCCGGTAAGCCATAAACTAAGCTAGGTTGATCTTGACCAATTAAATAAGAGTCTCCAGCTGTTACACCGATAGATGAGTTTGTAACTTGATATTGGCTAGCCGTATTAATGTCTGCGCCAAGAACGTATTGGCCTGTAGGAAGTATAGATTTAACCGACTTAAAGTAGTTACCACCAGTCATTACAATATTGAATAGGTATAATTGATAAACCGCTGATGTTCCAGCAGTTCCACCTGAAACATATTTAATGTATCTAACGCGCGCAGTACCAATTTTTGTTGTTGAGCTTGGAGTTGAAGCTTTAGCTACGTTATGAAGATCAACAGTTGTAAACGCTGAAGTTTCAGTGGCAGGGAAGTTTGAAATAAATGTACCTGATAAGTTACTTACGTTAACGTAGTTACCAAAGCTCATAGATATAAGATTGCCACTTGATGCCGCAGTTGTTTGAGCTCTAGGTATCACTAATTGTTGTTGAGATATAGTTTCGTATTCGTATCCCTTAACGTATCCTTTACCTGGATCCAAAGCAACCATAAACGTTGAAGGGGATGAAGGTGTTGGCTCGTTTGGATTATTCATAATTTGAATAGGCCATGGATTAACAGTGTAGTCTCCTGACTCATCGTATGTTCTACGAGCAAGTGTCGCGCCTAAATTAGCGTATACTGTTTTACTGTTGTTAACAACTAATGAACCGTTAACTACTCTAGCTACTTCTACGTAATTATCAACAACGTTGATTGCCGTGCCTGTACCTGAACCTACACCAGTTGCAACAAATGTTGTGTTTGTTGCATTTGCTGATGCTCCTATAGCTGTGAAGTCTGTTGAGCCTATAGTAACGATCTGATACGTTTGACCAATATTGAAGTTACCAGCCGTGATTGGAGCTTTAGTGATAAGGTTTAAAGCGATTTGATAACGGTCTGCACCAGGAGCAGCGTAGTTTGGTGTACCTTGAGCTGAGTCTAATAAAGATTGATCCGCGTCTGAAGTAACAATCGACTCAACAACTTGAAGTCCAATTGAAGATGAAGAAGTGTTGTCGTATTTACTTACAGCGATTGTTTGACCTTCCAAGTAAACAAAGTTGCCGTCAATAAAGAATATACCTGAATCGATGTTGAAAGTCATTGCTGGTGAAAGGAAAGATCCAGCTGATATTGTAGCTGAATATGCGTTTGCATCGTTTGTATATACGCGTTCGCCAGCTGTGAATCCTGTACCTGAAATGATCTTAACTATGAACGTTAATGGATCGATTGGAGTTGCACCGATAGCTAAAATAACTGTAGCTTTAGTGCCTGATGTTGCTCCAACAATAATTGTATTATTAAATAAAGTAGGATTTACAGTCGTTCCAGAATATGTTGATTCAAGCTTAATTGAAACAACTTCGCGATCAAATGTTCTACCAGCCCCAGTAACTACAGTACCGTTTGTGAAGATGTTTTGACCAAACTTCTTGATTGAGTCTTGAATCTGTGTTTGAAGCTGCGTTAACTCGCGTGCTTGAACAGCGTATCCAGGACGAAACAAGATTCTATGATAGTTCTTAGTTTGATCGTAGTCGTCGTAGTAGGGATTGGTATTAAAATTGATTGCCATATCTGGTTACTCTTTCAATTAGGTTTTATATATTTATAAGGTTATCTGGGTTCTTACCGTAACAATTTGTTCGGCTGATGAAACGTATGGTTCGCGAACTGTAAAGAATAAGAAGTCGCCAGAGAATTGATCGATGGTTCTTTCATAAACTGCAGTTACAGTAAATTGAATAACTGTTTGTGTTGGATTAATAATATGACCAATGTCTGTTGGGTCTGTAATTAATTGGTCTCCAACGTTAATCGTAAAGTTGTTAAATACTGACAATAGAATTTGACCAGTATAATCGTCAATATAGTTAATTTCAATAATACGATACTTCTTATAGTTTTGAATCCCAGCAGACTCAACTTTGTATAGAAGCATATCTTGTACCAACTGAGCTAGTTTATTTTTCATATTTCCAGTTGGATCTTTAAACTCAACAAGAACAGTACCAAAGCCAACTTCGTCGGTAAACCTTGCGTTTGAGCCAAACTTTTTAAGGTTACGAATCAAACCAGCTTTACGATAGTCGTTTGTAATTTGAATACCATGATTGATGTCTCGTCCTAAAGATGTATAGAACACCAATGAATTTCCATTCAACTCATCAATAGCGTTTGAACCATGTCCTCCCAATGGGGACATAATAGCTCTAACGATTGCTCCACCGTCTGAACCAGTGTTACCTGTAATTCGCACGTCTGTCCATGAATATCCTGATCCAGGATTAGTAACCTCAATGTGCGTAATTTTACCACCGGAGCATGTTGCGACAGCCGTACATCCATTACCGTCTCCTAAAACTGTAATAATAGCTGACGAGTAGTTTTGTCCACCATTAACAACCTTCATAGTTTCAATTGAACCTGGAACAGCTAGCAACTCAACGTTTGCTTGAAGCGTTGAAATATCTCCAGTATTAAAGTCGGCTGTTAAGATAGCTCCTGAACCAAGTGTTGGAATTGTAAAAGTTGCAGTTCCAGAACCAAGTGAAGTAAGGTTTATATAGATTGCGCTTTGTGCGTTGGCAGCTGAAGTAGCTAATTGAACGTGTGTTGTGTCTATGTTGATAATATAGTATGTACCACCATCGACTAAACCACCAATAACAGTATTTCCAGTTCCGGCTATATATGTAACTTGGGTACCTGTTGTTAGTTTATGTCCGGTAACACCGTCAGCTTGAAACAAAGTAATTTTTTCAGCGCTTAAATCAACAGCTGTTCCAGCGTTGAATGTTCTGGTTGAGTTTGAGTCTGTAATTTGAATGTTGCAGTTTGTGTATCCAACACCGCGATCTATAAATGAGTATCCAATGATCTCACCGCCGGCACCTAAGTTTGCCACAGCCGTTGCTGCTTCTCCAGTAGCTAGTAGTTGAAGAGTTTGTGTACCAACACCAGCCGCAGTTAAATTAATGTATGAAGTTGCAAGAGCATTGTTATATGAAGTTGCTAGCTGAATACTGTTTGTGTCGACAGTTATAACGTAGTATGTATAGCCTGAAGTTAAACCACCAATTGTAGTTCCACCTCCATTATTATATACTACAGCGTCTCCGGTAACAAACTTATGTTTGATGTATGTTATCGTTTCAGCTGTTATATTAACTGCGGTCGCAGCGTTGAAACTAATTGTTGGAGTTGCAATTGAAATTGATGGAACCGCTGTGTATCCTGTACCACCACTGGTAACTGAAATTAATTGTACCTGTCCTTCATACACAGTTCCAACAACACCGATTGTTGCTGTTGCAGAAGCCGTTGCTCCTGATCCACCTGGAGAAGATATAGTTACAACTGGAGGCTCTGAATATTTATTTCCAGATTTAGTAACAACGATTGATTGAACTAGATCTTTACGAGGACTGATATTTAAAGATATTGAAGCTTCCGTCTTAGTAACAACTGCGGTTAAGCTTGGGTCTTGAGCTACAAATTTAATTGTAGCTGTTCCGTCACTAACGTTTGATCCACTTACGTCTGTTGGGCCAGTTAAACCAGACAATCCTGCGGTAACAACTTTATAATATCTACCTTGATATTTAAACACATTGTTTAGCACTAAAGTTGATGATGGTGTCCATACGAGTTCTTGGTTGGAAGTAACTGTAGCGTATCTAGGAGTTGTGAAGTATAATGTTGGAGTTCCTTGATAACCATATCCACTGATATTAACATTAACTGAAGCGAATGATTGATTGAGCGTTGTTCCGTTTGTACCGTCCGTTAAAGTTACTTGCGTGTAAGCGTTTTTACCTAGATAAACTAGCTGACAAGATCCATTAGTTTCAGCGCTTCCAACTATTTGCTGTGTTGGAATTGATGCACCTAAAATAGTACCAGACTGAACTTGATAGTAGTATTCGTATGTATCTGTTCCAATAACTCGGATGTATGTACCGGTTGAAACTGTAGCGCCTGAAGACCAATTAATTGCTGACGTAAATGGATAAGACACTAGTAAAGATGGAACCATTACAGCTTGACCAGTTCCTGTGCCTGCACCTGTTGGAATAAATGTTGTTCCAATAACGTTGTTGGCTGCACCGATAGTTGTAAAGTCTGTATTTCCAACAGAAGTAATTTTATATTGTACACCAGCTGTACCAGTTCCAGTACCAATACCTGTACATCTAAAAGTAACACCAACCGCGTTTGAACTTGCTCCAATAACTGTAAAGTCTGTATTTCCTAAACTAGCAATAGTGTATACTTTACCAATAACTAAAGAAGTAGCGACAGCTGCCGGAACAAAATCACCTGCAGTTTGTAGGTAACCAGTTCCTCCAGTTACACCTGAAGTTGGAGTGTTGATTGTAACTGAGTTGAATATGTATGGATTGTACTGTGAATAGCCGTCTCCAGTAATAGTAGCTATGGTTGTAGCTGGGTTATAACCAGTACCACCATTTTGAATAAAGATGTTTGATATCGATCCATTTGAGTAGTATACAGCTTTTAAAGCTGTAGACACCGGCATATAGTCGGCTGTTAAGAAACGATTTCTTAACGATACTGGAATGGAGTACATGAACTTCCACTTGTAGTTATCAGACAACGTGACGACCTTCTCTGTAGTGCCGGTTGGCATTATAGTTGAAGGGCCATTGTCGTTATTCCAAATACATTTGTATACGTTGTAGTCTGTTGTAAGAACAAAGTAGTTTGCATCCTCTAAGTTTACAGCTCCTGATGGTGGATTCGCACCGGCCGGATCGTTGCCAGGGCCATATGCGTCGTCATACATGTCGTATATTGTATTGTAAGACCAATCAATTCTACGAGTTACATATGAGATGTCTGAAGCATGGATCTTTTTAGCAGTTAAGATGTCGCGACGAACGTGAAGGTCGTAACGGAAATTGTTTGACGGTTGACCAGGATAATCACCAGCAGATGAACCAATGAATGGAGATAAGAAGTCTGTCCATGGATTTTCTTTACCAAACCAATGGTAGTAAGAGGCTGTGCCGGACGTAACTTCTTGATAAACCGCGTCAGCGATTGTTCGTCTAAACTTTGGCTTAAATACTGAATATGAAATTGTCATTTATTATCCTACAGTAACTGTCCAAGATATAGCAAGTGATTCAGAAGATAGCTTTGTAATTGCGGCGAAAGTTGTTCTAGCCAACATAACACCAAAGATAATCTTATGATTATTACCAACGCCTGGTGTTATACCAACCGTGTATCCATTAAAGTTATTTAAACCAGCAGAGGTACCCGCAGTGGAAGCAAAAGTTGAAGTTGGAGCTAATTGAATTGTGTTTGCGTCGATTTTAATTGCGTAGTATATAGTACCGTCTGTTAAACCGCCAACTACCGTACCACCACCAGCTGAGTATGTAACTGTGTCTCCAGTATTTAATGAGTGTCCAGTTAGTGTGATGATGTTTGGTGCGCTTAGTGCAAATGTTAATCCAACTGGCGTGCCAGATGTTACAGATATATTCGATCCAGAAGGACCAGTTGTACTAACAGAGAATCCTGTAGTTCCATTAGTTGCTGTAATATAATATACTCCGGTACCATTAGCCGTTCCATTAATAGTTCCTGTACCAGTGTTTGTACCAGAGATAGTTACAGACTGTCCAACATAAAGAGTTGTTGTAGAACATACAAATTGATACGTAGAAGCTGCAACCTGAACGCTTGATAGATTTAAAGATGGATATACATTAGTTGCTGCATTGAAAGTATATAAGTTTGTACTTGATCTATTAAACAAACCAGCTTCTTGAATCTGTGAACTTGTTCCAGTACCAGCTGGGAAAGTTGCTGAGAATGAAGCGTTTGCGCCTGATGAAGACAACGAACTTGTTGCGACCCGCGCAATCTCGTTTGTTAAAGCTGATTGGTTAACTGTAACGCCTGCGTAGTTGTCTCCAATAGCCATGTAACCCATCGCTTCTGAGAATAAACTTAAACCTGTACCAGTGCCTTGAGCTACAGTCACGTATCTTTGTCCAACCGTATAGTTGTATGTTTTAAGTGTTAGACCACTTAACGTACCGTTTGTAGATGTTACAGCTGAACCACCAGATGAAGTCAATAATGTAAACGTTGTACCAGTTCCACCGGTTTGAATGTAGTATACTGTACCAGTCGCGTATGAACCAATGCTTCCTGCTCCTCCGGCTGTACCAATGATTTGAACAGCTTGGTTTGTAGTGAATGTAGCTGATGCGCTTAATGTAATTACGCCTGAACCATTAATTGATGATGGCGTATATGAAGAAGTAGGCGTACCACCTGTAACAACGTCCCAGTCTGTAGTTCCTAAAGATAAGATTCTATACCGGGCACCGATAACTAATGAATTAGCGTAGGCCAACGCGTCGCTTGAACCAATTAATCTACTAGCGATCCAGTTTTTACCAACTTGAACCACAAGGTTATTAACATCTTTCTCTAAGATTAATTCGTCTTTATCGTTATATTTCTTGATTGACAAACGACCGGTCAATTTAACGCTGTCTTGTAACATATGTTACTCCTAATTATGTTCCTGCAATTAATTGTGTTTTTCCAGATACTAATGGTGGATTATAGATGTCAGTTGCTGTAGCCTCTACGTATTGTTGGCTATCGTATGCATCAAATCTTAACCAACCATATCCGCTAGCTGGATAAGCGTAATCGTTACCTATAGTCTTATTTATATTCGTATAGGTGGCTTGTGATATCCATTGACCAAGTACTTGGCTGTTTGCGATATTAAATTTATAGGCGTTGTCTATACGATATTCGCCAAATAAAGCTGTTCCAGCTGGGTGTAGGTATGCCTTAACTATAGACTTATAAGTCTTAAGCATCGATCCAACACTTACGACGTATGAGAACTTTTGATATTTATAGCTGTCTTGAATGTATATGTCGTCGTTTAAGAAGCCATGGTTTGACGAGTAGTGTCCAGGATACTTGGCAACGGCAGACCTCTTGAAAGATATCAACGCAAAGTCTACAGACGTTCCCAACTGAGTTTGTAGGGAACTATAGAATTGATTAATTAGCGTTGCAACGTAGCTGATGTCTGTATACGTGATGTCAACGTAGTTAGGATTAATAATGTATCCATAGTCTTGATAGTAGTTAACTACTGAATCGTCTGGTAAACTAAATTGAGGTGTTGATCCCTTAGTAGCTGAAATCGTTGAAGACGAAACTTTAGTAAGATTTGGGCTTGGAGCTAATATAAAGAAGTCGTTTGCGTATCCATATCCAAACCTAATATTATCTAAAGCTATAATTCCACCATTTGAGTCGACACGCGTGACTTTTAAAAGCTGGGTGATAACTTTACCACC